TTAAAAACAAACTTAAGAACTTAATGCCTAGCATAACGGAGTTTTAACATGACTACAGAATCATTAGCAGAGATTATCACACAGGTATGTGCCATCGAGCAGACTGCTGATAAAGTTGCGTACCTACAGAAGAATAACTCGATCCCATTGAGAAATATTCTAATCTTTATGTACGACAAGAAGTTCACATTCAGCATTCCTTCGACTGCCCCACCCTACACGCCTTCGGTGCATAACGAATCGCATGGTCTGTTGTATCGAGAGGCTAGGAAGATTGTATATCTGATCAACGAATTGACTGAAGGTGAGAATCTGAGCCAGATTAAACGAGAGTCTTTGTTTATCCAAATACTAGAAGCTGTTGATCGAGAAGATGCAAAGTTGTTAGTTCGAATGTTATCAAAGACTCCATATCCAGAACTACCTGTCGAGGTGATCATTGAAGCTTTTGGGCCAATCATTAGCGATCCCGTAGCAGTTGGTGAAGTAAAGCGTGGTCGTGGTCGACCTAGAAAAGTAGTATAACGTTAACCTAAAGTAAGAGTGTGTATCAATGTCCAAAGAAATGAAGTTTCGTGAGTGGATCGAAGAAGATAATGCGAGAGAGTCTATCGGTAAAAAGAAAGACTCTAAGCGATACGATAAACGAAAAGCCGACATCCAAAAGGCTAGACGAGAGAAGAGATCTTATAAGGACTCGGATTCGTTTTTCGACTGATCGTTGACACTGCTAACAATATATGATACAATGTGATATAACAACTTAATAAAGAGATTGATATGAGAATTAGTGAAAAGTTAGTACTTGTCGACTGTGATGGCGTTCTTCTAGATTGGCTATACACCTTTAATAACTGGATGAGTGAGCACGGATATAAGCAAGCCGCCAATGTCGATACCTACGATTTATCGGTAGTGTACGGCATGGACAAGTCAACTATGTCCGGCCACATAAAGAACTTTAATGAAAGTGCTGCAATTGGATATCTTCCGCCTCTACGAGATGCTGTTAAGTATGTTCGTAAGATGCACGAGGAACTTGGATGCGTCTTTCACTGCATCACCAGTCTAAGTCTAAACCAGTATGCTGGAACCCTACGAAAGCAGAATATCGAGAATCTGTTCGGGAAGACTGCATTTGAGAAGATCGTCTGTCTCGATACTGGCGCAGATAAAGATGAAGCTCTGCTGCCGTACATCGATAGTGGATGCTTATGGATAGAGGACAAGGTACCAAACGCTGAGCTGGGAGTTAAGATGGGACTGACCTCAGTACTTGTTCGCCATAGCTTCTCCGAAGATTACGTCAATGATGATGTTGTGGTCGTCGACACTTGGAAAGAAATCTACGAAATGCTGTCGTGAGTTTCCTTCGATATAAATATCCTTGAAGGGTACACTATGATTAGACAGCCCCGTGCTGTCTTTTTTATTAAAGATAATGGAGATATTGACACAATGCCTATATATACTTTTGTGGATAACACAACTGGTGAAGAACTTGAATTTGTTATGAAATTTGATGAACGAACTGAGTACCTACTCGCCAATCCAAATATTACGCAAACGATAACTTCAGCGCCAGCTTTAGGAGATGCTGCACGCCTGGGAGTCACCAAGACTCCAGATAGTTTTAATTCACTGATGAAACACATACACCGAAACAACCCCGGATCTACAATCGAAACTAGATAATCATAAGGATATTTACATGTCTGCACAGCGTCGAGAGAGAAGTGGAAAACGAGAGAAAAAAGCATTCGGACAGCAAGGCCCCAATCCCCTAGAAGCAGTACACCAACCTTCCACTGGAATCACACTCAGCACTAAAGTAGCACCAATGACAGAGAACCAACGCATAGCATTTGATGCTTGGGACGATGGCTCCAACCTAATGCTTCATGGCATTGCCGGAACCGGTAAGACATTCTTGGGGCTATACTTCGCACTCAAGTCTGTTATGGAAAAGAACTCTGTACATAAGAAAGTGTTTGTTGTTAGATCAATCGTACCTACTCGAGAAATAGGTTTTCTCCCTGGCTCCGAAAAAGAAAAAATGAAAGTGTACGAAGCACCTTACTACGACATCGCAACCAAGATATTCAATCGAGGTGATGCGTACGAAATCCTGAAACAGAAGAACTGTGTTGAGTTTATTTCGACATCATTTCTGCGAGGAGCAACATTTGATGATTGCATCATTCTGGTGGACGAAGTTCAGAACATGAGTGACCAAGAGTTGCACACTGTCATGACCCGAGTTGGCGAGAATTGTCGAATAATCTTTTGTGGTGACGTTAAACAAGACGATTTGACGAGCGAGCGTAAGAAAGAGATATCTGGTCTACGTGTATTCATGAAGGTCATTGAGCGTATGAGAGAGTTCGACTTCATCGAATTTGTTATCGACGATATCGTTAGAAGCCAGTTGGTCAAATCCTATATAATCGAACGAGACAAACAAGGACTATAAATAGCACTATGGATGATTATAAACAACAAATGGTAAATTGGTCACCAGACGAACAGCTTCAGGAGGGCGAAAGCCTTCTCGTTGAGGTTCGCCCGGAGGCTTTGGGTCAGAAGATATGGGAGTTCGGTGAAAGCCACGACTCGCCCGAATCTAAAGAGTCTGAACGTAAACTAATAAGAGAGTAGAGAGTAATGGCGGACGTAAAACGAATACGAGTATTTGAACTTAGTGATGGATCTAGAGTTGGTCATCAGTTGTCAGAAGCAGAGGTTAAAACCTTTCTTGCAGCTAACGCTGGCTCGAAGTTGGTGAGATAGGACGTGCCCGTATTAAGCGTTGGAGTTGGCGTGGTTGAGGGAGCAATCTCTCAATCACATCTTGAAGACGATTTACTCGTATTTGATCCATACTATGACGTAGATCCCGAGATCAGCGGTGATAGGCTTCCTCCGGTATATGCGAACTACATGGGCATAGATCCGGCGGACGGCGTTTATAAGCTGTTGGCGTATAATATCACACTCAACGTTACTATAAGTCCATTCGCACCAATTGGTATTTACGGTGGTGGTGAACCCGATGAGATCACAGTTGATGATAGTAACGGTAACCCATTTACGAATGAAGTGTACTATTATGTAATTGATAGTATCACCACAGCAAATACTAACTATAATTACGAATTTGTATCCGGCGGAGCATATACTGGCATCCCAGCGGCGGGCAGTATCAGTAAGACTAGCTTTATTACTATAACTGAGTCGATTAGTCCATACACCACATCTACAGCCGCATGGTATTGCCTTATGAGTGATTTCACCTATGAGACGTTTTCTAGCGATACATTGGTGTATCTGGCGGCAGACCCAGCATACAAATCGATGATATCGTTGACGCTGGTTGAGCCATTTAGCATACCGGATGGCGCTGACGTGACGCACAACTTCACTGTTACAGCAACACCGTATACATTCGATTTGGATTATCAGGACAACCCGTACGGTCCTCCCATAGCGGGTGATCCAGTGACACTAGTTCCGGCACCAAAGATTGGAACTCTTATGTACGAGACTGACTCGCTTGTCGATAAAGTCAAAAATCTAGCAGCAGCAGGAGACTAGCTATGCCAGCAGCAGCACGAGTCGGCGATGCCGTACTAACCGGCCACCCAGGTTCAATCACAACGACCATCGCCAGCTCGCCAAATGTCAAAGTATTCGTCCAGGCATTACCAGCAGCCGTAGCAGGATCGATCCTAGGACCACACCTCGGCCCCGCCACCAGCCCCGGTGGATTTCTTCCCCATCTTCCACCACCAATAGTGGTTGGGGGATCAACTAAAGTATTATTGGGAGGATTTCCTGCGTTGAGGGTAGGCGATAGTGCAGATCTAGGCGTCATCATGGCTGGATCATTTAAAGTGCTAATTGGTGGATAAAAAGGTTGACATCGTAACGCATCTATAGTATAATGGTTCTTCAATAAAGAGGAATATTATGTTTACGCATGTCGATCACGGTTATGCCCTTAAAGAGTTATCAGCAGATACTTCAGAAAAGGGTCGATTCTATACTACGCCAACAGGCGCAATACTTCCTTCTGTCACCACTGTCCTAAGTGTCCAAGATAAGTCTGGACTCGATGCTTGGCGAAAGCGGGTGGGAGACGAGGAGGCGAATAAGGTGATGCATCAGGCGTCACTTCGAGGTACCGCTGTTCACCAACTGGCAGAGGACTATGTGAACAATGATCCAAACTGGAGCAAGGGTGCAATGCCCGCTAACGTGTTCACCTTCAATACAGTCAAAGCAGTATTAGATAAGCATATGGATAACATCTGGATGCAGGAAGCACCCCTGTATTCCGAGAGGTTGTCAGTAGCAGGTCGAGTTGACTGTATCGCAGAGTGGGATGGTGTGCTATCAATCATCGACTATAAGACATCTCGTCGACCAAAGAAGATTGAATATGTCCAAGGATACTTCATCCAGGAGTCAGTCTATGCTGCATGTTTCTTCGAGCGCACTGGTGTTCCGATCAAACAGATCGTCACTGTCATAGCTGTTGATGATAACGAGCCACAGGTGTTCATCGAGCAGACTATGAACCATCTACACAAGTTTGTGGCCCTACGAGAGAAATATAGAGAAAAGTTTGGAATATAGCATAAAAAGGGTTGACTCTGTTATCGTGTGTGGTATAATAGATACTTAATTGATTGAGAGAGTGATTAGATTATGGCATTTGCTTCTAACGAAACTTACTTCGACCAGAAAGCCACCATCCTCGGCAGCTTTCGTGAGAAAGACTTTGATAACTACTTCGAATTCTCTGTAAATGACGACAACAATGCCGCCTTCGATGACTACCCACACAAGATATGGGTGTCTAATGAGGCTAATCCTCCGGGCGGAATGCGCCCTTATCGATACGGCACCGTTAAGAAGAGCGTTGCTTACCTCTGCGTAGACGAAGACGAGTTTGGTCTTCCAGTCCTCGAAAAGTGGAGCATCAAAGGATACAACAAATATGTGAACAAACGCTAAAATAGTTGTTGACTCTGCCAGCTACTGTGTTATAATGTACATATACTAAGAAATGAGAGAGATCACTATGTTCAACCTTCCAGCTTCTATGATCAACCCAGCCTCTTTTGAAGAGTCTTGCGCCACCATGCTTCGATTCGGCAACGACGACTTGTTGTGGGGGATGAAGCGATTAGATGCAATATTCGACGCTCATTGTACAAATCCTCTAGAAGATGATGACGATCTGTACTATAGCCGAAGCACAGTATTCAATGCTTACAATGTTGTAAAAGAAAACATGTCTAAACTCTTCGTATAAGGAACTACACTATGTGGACAGCAAAACCAAATTTAGTCAATAGTAAGAACCAGAAGACCTTTCCAACCATTGAAGAGGCGGTGACGTACCTCGAGGACTTCACGGGAATTGAGATGGCGTTCCATCGTAATAGAAGTACTAAAGAAGTCACGTACGACTGGCAGATCATCGGCAAGTTGTTCGAGACTCGGGAGAAACCACTTGCATAGTTTAACCGAGCTGAAGCAGCATATCGAGAGTCACCATAAGACATCGCCTACTGAATTCTCTGGAGCGAAGCTTGTGTACGCCAATGTGACATTCTCACTGCTATCCAGTCCTCACGGCGATACGTGGACAGCCGTCCGTAAAGACTCTATCTCGAAGTACGATACGAGTGAGTTAAAGTCACGAATTGGCGAACTGCTACTGAAGGGCCGACGATAGGAGAAGTGTGATGACTACAGATGAGCAGACGCTATGGAACGAATATAATGCCATACTTGCAGGAGTCTATCCTGGTGACGAGAGTGTTGCTATGGCCAAGATAATTGATGCAGGACTCGAGAATTACGAGAGTTTCGAGTGTGACGAGGCTTCTGGAGGAGATTGACTATATGCTAATAAACAGTATGATATGTTCACCCGTTATTGCATATTCTATGGCGCTGCTTTGGGCAGTAACGTTCGGAGTCGATCTAGAGTACTTTGGCGGCGAAAATGATGTTTTGGATGAATGGTTAATTTGCATTACAGCGTTTGTTATATCGATGGCAGCACTAGAGCGACGAAATATCAATAAAAAAGTTGATTAGTTGTTGACATCGTGGTTAGTTGTGTTATAATGTACGTATAGATTGAATTGAGAGACGCTTGTCTCATAACCAAAGAGTGAGAACTATTATGACTATGAATCCAAAATTCAAACCAGCCTTTGATAAACTCCTGAAGATGGGCGTTCCAGTGTTTTCCGGCGGAGATGACGGCGAAAACACATTCCGCATCAGCGGCGAAGATAACGTACTCGACGTGTGGGCAGACTACTACGACTCCAACTACGGCGAGTTTGGCGTGAAGCAGGAGATCTGCGATGTACTCAGCAAGAATGGCTTGATGGCGGAGTGGATCAATCCTGGTATCCTCGGCGTCTATCTCGACTAGTGGAGGTTAAGATGGACGATTACATAGAGAGCGCCGACGAGCTTGCCAGATTCTTTTATTCGATCGCAGAGGCGGAATCCCACGGAGAGGATATGCGGATAGTTGTATATCGATACACCGCTGGGACCAATGTGTCTGGAGTAGTCAAACGAGAGTTCATACTATCCGAGAGATATAAAGGACTACTCAATTTGAATGGAAGGACGGATCGCATCAAGTTCGTCGAGTTGTCGCCTGGGTTATTTCGAGCTAGCGTGACTAGAGGTACCAAATGAACGTATTTGTATTAGACAAAAGCCCCATACTTGCTGCACAGAATCAATGTGATAAGCACGTGGTCAAAATGATCGTTGAGTCTGGACAGATGTTATCAACGGCGCATAGAATGCTTGACGGTGCAGCAGAGCGGCGGCCTTCGAAGTCTGGCAAGAGGATGATACCATATTGGTCACTCCCTGGGGTCCTCGAGAATGTGTTATACAAGGCAGTTCATATGAATCACCCATGTACAGTGTGGACTATGAAAAGCAGCGAGAACTATGTCTGGCACTGGAGACACCTGGAAGCTCTATGTAAAGAGTACACTTATCGATATGGTAAAGTACATAAGACCGAGAAAGACCTACTTGAACCGTTACGTGCTGTGCCTCTGTGCATTCCCCTGGGGACCTTAAGTGATTGGCCACTCGCAATGGGTGCTGCTCCTGAGTGTATCAACCCAGGTGACGTTGTTGGTTCGTATCGAAAGTTCTATCATACTAAGCAATCTAGATTCAAAATGGCTTGGACGACCAGAGCTGTACCAGATTGGTTCAGTTTCGCAGATCCCGCCTAAATCCTTCCGTAATCCCATTAACAAATCATTACACAATACAGGTGTACACACTACACTGGGTGGTGTATAATACACTCATATTCAGAAATATCCTACATCACTGACTACCAAAAAAAGATTGATCGTCACGCAAATAAAGGTTGATCTTTAGTTTAAACCTGGTATAATGTGTTTCTACTTGAGGAAAAATGATATGTTATCGAGAAAATCAGTTCTAGCCCGCTTGCTCGCCAATGAGAACATCACTGTTCAGCAAGGCAATTTCCCAACAGCTTACTTTGATGTTGAGAATCGAGTGCTCGGCCTTCCACTCTGGAAGGAGATGAGTGCAGACCTGTATGACCTTATGGTTGGCCACGAAGTCGGTCACGCACTATACACTCCTAACGCCGATGTGTTGACTGAAGCAAGTAAGTTAGTTCCTTTCTCTTACATAAACGTAGTCGAAGACATCCGAATCGAAAAGGCTGTTCTGGCTCGGTATCCTGGTCTAGTATCCAACTTCAAACGTGGTTATGTAGAGCTGGTCGAGATGGACCTCTTCGGAACGAAAGACCGAGACATTAAT